CTTGAAGTGAGGTATCTTGGGTATCTTTAGATACCCATGACCAGGGGGATACGAAGTGAGTACCTGGTCGCTTGGTATTCTCCTTCCCCTAAACTTAGGTTTAGGGTTCGGAGAATTAGAAAAAAGAGTCCATTTTAAGACTCTTTTCGGCGAATTAGAAAAAGAGTCCATTTTTTTTACTTCGCACTTTCTTTGGGCTACATAAATCTTTTATGAGTGCCCAAGGAAATCTTCTGCCCCTGCAGCAACCTGCCCCTGCTGCCCGCCAACCTGCTGCTGGCCCTGCTAGGGCCTTGCAGGGCCCTAACAGGGCCCAGCAGCGTGGGCGTAACTATGTTATTACCCTTCAAGCCGCTTCTCGTGCGGACTGTGAAGGTAAATTGGCGGGAATTCATGGCAGGTGTAATCTTCGTGAGGTCAAGTACTTCGTTGGTGGTGCTGAAATTGGAGCCAATGGTAACCATCATGTACAGGGTTACATTGTTTTTGTGAATGCGAAAACTCTTCAAGCTGCGAAAGCTTGGGTTGGTAACAATCCTCATCTTGAAGTTGCTAGAGGTACTCCAATTCAGTGTTCTAATTATTGTAAGAAGGGTGAACAACCTCACGATGAGTGGACTATTCAAGGCATTGAGGGTCCTAATTTTGGTCTGAATGCTCATTTTCTTGAATTTGGTGAAATTCCTATGAGTCGTCAAGATGCTTCAGCTCGAGGTAATCATCCAATGTTAGTTTGGATGCGGTCAGCTCCAGTTGAGCTTTTTCCAAGTTGTACACTAACTTCTAATTAAATGTATTATGTAGGTGGTGATGAAACTAAGAAAAAGTGGGCTGATGCTCGTGCTGCTACTATCACTGGTGATTGGGATTCTGTTGACGATGCTATTTACATTCAGCATTTTTCAAATTTGAAAAAGATTCATAATTCAGTTGCTCCTAGATTGAATAATTTGCCTGATGTTTGTGGTATTTGGATTACTGGTCCTACTGGTTCTGGCAAATCTCATTATGTTGATGTTACATATAATACTGAGGAACATCCAGGTGCTTTGTTTTTAAAAGCGCAGGATAAGTGGTGGACTCAGTGGGATCAGAAGCTGCATAAGTGGGCTTGGATTGATGATTTTGCTCTTGAATCCAAGCATCTTGGTAAGGATTTGAAGTTGTGGGCTGATAAATATCCTTTTGCAGCTGATCAGAAGTATGCTGGTACATCAATTCGTCCAGAAATGATCATTGTTACTTCTAATTATCGTCCTACTGAGATTTGGACTGATAGGTCTGTTTTGCTTCCAATTTTAAGACGATTTGAAGTTTTTTACAAAGCTAGTAAGTTTGAACCTCCTGCACTTGTTCACAAGTGGAATCAGGAGAGGCACGACGCAGCTGTTGCTGCGGAGTTGAATCACGGTGCTGATTATGCTGTTGGATTTCATCCTCCTATGCCTGTGATGCCTCCTATTCAAAATATTGTAATTCCAGAACCAGTGTTTGAGAATACTTTGGATGAAATTTTGAATCGTTTGAGTCAAGGTAGTGGTTCACAAACATCAAATTATGGTCGTTTGTAAGTGTGTGTAATCATTAATCTATAAATTTAATTATGGCAATTACAGCATTACAAAGAGCACGTGCTGCAGCCAATAGAGCTGCAGCTTTAGAGATTCAAAGGGTACGTAGGCGCGATGAGTATAGCAGACGGTATCGGCTTACCGCGGCTGCTGGATGGGGTCACACTATGTCTAGAGTAAATCCTTATCTCTCTCAAGCTGAGAGAACTAGGATTTCACGTAATAGAGGTAGGGCTTTAAGATTACGTGCTGCTCGTAGAAGAATGCGATAAATACAAATTTTTTATTTAATAACCATAATCGTATAATGAGTTCATATGTGGTGACCATCCTTTTGCACCTGGTCGAGGTGCTCTTCCTTTTGCATCCAGCACTACGTTATTTTTCCAGGCTTCAGTAGCCGTACCTCCTTCTGTTAAAGTTTTAGCAATAGCTGGACCGTTTTTTGCAACGGTATCCAATATAGCCGCGCATTGTTTTGGATCTCCTAGTGTGCATTGGTAAACCATGTTTCCGAATCTTGCAATTTCACCTGCATGATTACCAATGAATTTCGCACCTTGGCTTATTACAGCCATTACTCCAGTAGTAGCTGTTGCTCCTTTGTCTTCTGGTGCTGAAATTGGTTTTTCGTAAGTCATGTTATCCGTTTGTGGTATTCCCTCAAAGTGGAGCATGACGTATACTCTGAATTGAGCAGTACTTGCAATACCTTGTGCGTGCCATTGCAAAAGTCCTAAATTTTGCTGTGTAAAATTGTTGACAGAACTTACTCTTGTTTGATTTCCTCCGTATGTGTTGTACGAGTATGCCGGAGTTGGGTAAGTTGTATTAGTGCTAACCATGTTTCCCATGTTTAAGTCATCGTCGTCTAATGGTGTGTAGTTTACTTTGCACCCATCTTTTGCTGGTCCGCTATAATTTCCTCTGAAATTTTCCATTTTGCTTTGGTTGAACACAGGCGTGTATATCCCAACTGGACTGGTTGTGATTACTCCAGCAGTGTTTGTCCAATTTACAAACGCTTGTGTTCCACTTTGTTTTAGGTATAGGTCGTAGTATTGACATACGTCTAACTCTGTAACTTGACAGCAAGTTATTAATCCTTGGTTAGTTTGATCGTTGCCAATGTATTCAACTTTTAACCCCGCAGCAACTAATCTAGTTGCTGCGTAGGCTGTTTGCATTGAATCACTTCCAGGAATTGACACATTGTTGATTCCGGTACTTCCCGTATTGCTTTTGTTTAAGCTTGCTGAAGCGCTTGGATCTGCGAACGAATATGTATTTTGCGCAGCTGATCCTCCACCTCCTGGTGCAACGTATACAATACCACTATCTGATGTTCCTAATGAATTACCTGTAGCTAATTCAGGGCAGTAAGAACAGTAACCACTGTTAAGTAGTAGTGCTCCTCCGGTGCAGTAGGATGTTCCAGTTGAAGGTGCTAGTGCTGTTTGCGTGTATTCCAATTGTACTGTTGTAGTATTTGTTGGATACGAAGCAATATCAGGTACTCTTGCACCTGATCCACTGAATGGATCTAGTACAGTTTGTACGTATGCATGTCCATTGGTTCCTGCTATCATTTCAGTGAACCCTCTTTTGTTTCCACGCGAAGCCGTGTTTCCGTCTTTTCTAACCGTTCCTCTGTAAGCCATTTTTTATGTAAATATACCGCAATACATTGCACTCTTGCGTGTATTGTGTTGTTAATGGTTTAGGTTTAGGTTTAGGTTAGTTTTAGTTTGTAAAGACGGTTAAAAAGGGAGAGAGGGAGCTCGAGGGAGAGAGGGAGGAGATGAGCACCCATGAAAAATCGAGGAAAATGAAAAATCGAACCGTTGACCCCCCTCTTTAGGGAGATTTGAGTTCCGTTTTCGTGCGAGGTGACGAGTGAGAAAGTGAGTGCGAGTGAACGATCTTTTTATATTTTTGATAGTTTAAAAATTACATATACAATTACTCCTGTTATTGATACGATTGATATTGAGTAACACCATGCTGTTAAGTAGTCTAAACATGTTGTGCCATCCTGATAAGGCATGCTATTCCCACTATCGTCAATAATAGGGCAAGCGTCAGCGCTAACCATGTTATCAATCTGTCCAGGTCTTGTAATTGGTTCATTTTCTATTTCTAAAGAGAAGAATGTAGTTTCGCTATCTTCAGAATCTGATGATGAAGATGACATTTAGCCCTTAAGTCAGTATTACCTTAAGGGCTAAAGTGCAAGTGCTAA